TAACACCATTACCCATCCTTTCAGATAGATCAGGTTCAACAAGCTCCCATTTATAAGTTCCGTCAGGTTGCAGAACTTTATCTAGGGATTTAGCCATAAAAATGTATGTACTTGTTTTTTAGTTTACCAAACTATTCAGATTTGGCCTCATTTCCTGATGGTAAGACTTCTCCCTGTACTAAAATATCTCTAAATTCTTCTCTATCTATTACTTGCTGATCGAATAATGATGTCAAAGCTGTAATGTCTTGACCAATTAATCTTTCAATATCAAAGTCTCTACTAATTTTTACTTCTGGTGGTTCAATACCTACATATTCAGCAGATAAATTAAAACATTTTTGAAGTTTTTGTTCTAATTCCATAGAAACCATAGCAAGCATAGAGTTTGTATCGACACGATCTAATCTTCTTGCGTCAGCAGATTCAGCTACAAACTTTTGTTGACTAAGTGTACTAATACCAAGAGTAGCCATTTGCATCTGCAATTCTTTTATTTCAGCAGATTGAGCATCAAAAGCACTTGAAGCTGGTTCTACATAATAAATTTTATTGCCAGGTTGAGTTGCCATCGCATAATTTACAGATATGGCTAAATCTTTTGTTTGATCGTCATATCCTTCCATTACAAGCATTGGTTGAGATGCAACGTGCAAACTATGAATTAAATCAGCTTGTCTTTGAAAATGTGCAAGATTTAAATATGCAATATCAAGCAAAGGTGGTTTACTTACTAAATTTTCTGTTTTTCCAGAATAAATAGTAACTAAAGGTATTTCTCCAAGAGAAAAATTACCAGATTCAACTAATTTATATTCTTCTCCTGTTGTATCTGTACTAAATTCTCCAGCATAAGAATTATCATCGACATCATACATTGCATCAATTTGATCTTCTTTACGAAAAACTCTGTATTTTCCAGGTTCTATAACTCTTACCTGTTCAAATACTTTTTCTCCAAAGTCTCCATCAGGTAATACTGCTTTTTCTCCAATTCTTACCTGTATTAAGTTTCCATAATTAGATTCTCTATCTAATCTATAACCAAATAAATTATTAGGATCTACTTCGATCCAATAAGGTCTACGATTTTGTTCCCTCTCTTCTGCAAGACTTAATGCACCAGCAGGTGCAGGATAGTCCACAAGAATATGACTTTGACCATAAGTAAGAGAACACATTAATAATCTTCTTGCATATTCATCTAAATCTGATCCACAACCATCAACATCCATTTTAAATGTATCTGTCCAATAAGGATCTCCAATAAGTGTTATTGGTTTTCTAAGAACTAAACCTGTAGCTGCTCTAATTAATCTTTGAGTAAAAGGAGAAAATACAGCACGATTTACTCTTGCCATATAAGCTGTGTAATCTTCTCTTGGTTCTAATGGTAAAAATGCTTCACTATTTTCTCTGAGATATTCAGTACCTTCAGTAACAGCTTTCATTATTTCCCATCCTTTCATCATGTCCAGAATTGCTCTGTTTTTTGTAAAAGGACTATCTATACCACTAAGAGAGTTAGAGGTTTGAATCTTTGTTCTAATTTCGCCAGGAATTGAATAAGTCATTTAACACCTCCATCTTTTTAATGCTTTATTAATCCTGCTGTTAGGATCATTCTTTTTCTTAATATTAGTCATTTTTCTTTTCATGCCTTCCATCCTGTCGCAAAAACTCTTTCTTCTTTTCTTTTCTGATTCAGTAAGACCTGATTTTTTAGTAACAGGTGCTTTTAAATTGCTACCAGTAGCACGATTGTATTTCCTACGACCTTTCGCAGTAAGACCACCTTTTTTAGATTTTTCTCCTCTACCTAAAGTTAAACTGACAGATTTACGTTTCATTATCTTCCCACCTTTGCCTGTGCCTTTTTATGGGCTTGGGTAAAAGTATCTCCTGCTCTCATTCGCCTTTTCATAAACTCCATGTGCTTATCGCTATGGTGTTCAGAATGTTTTTCTAATAATTTTTTTTGGCGAGTGGTAAGTTTCACTTCTTTTTCTTTTTTTTCTTAGAACGTAATTTTTTAAGATCAGCAGCCGTAATCTTATCCCGTGGTGGAGCAACCGCAGCAAGTTTACGTTGTTTGCTCGAATAAGATGATTTAGGCATTAGATAGCAGAAGTAATAGCACCATTAGTTACAAAACTAACTGATATTGTACTTAGATCTCCAACAGTAGAGCTATATGAAGTTCCTGTAATAGTTCCGTTAAAACTTAATTTTTTAGTTCCTGATGTATCTAAAAACAAATTGAAAGCAGCATCACCAGCATCTTCAGTAGTTAATACATCTGTAATGATTTCAGCAGTATCATCTCCAGAGGTTGCTGTATAAATAAGATCAACAGTACCAGAACCAGAAATTAAACTACCTACGTTTTTCCTTGAAGTATCTCCATGTGCAGTTACATCAAGAGTGTCTTTAGTTACGTCTAAAGTCCAAGCTGTTGTAGAAGCTATAGCTCCAACTGATCCAGTTCCGTTATCAAATGATACAGAGCCTTCTTCG